TATCTCATTGGTAAAAGTCAATCAATTTATCTACATTCATTTTAGCTTGCTTTATTCTATCTGCCCGATATCCTTTAAGCAGGTTGGTAAAATATTCAACCATTTCATTACCATTGCTTTTAGCCTTGCCTATCTTTATCCTTAGCCCCCTTTCAAATGATGTTAATTTCATCTTATATTTCTCACTCCATTTTGCCTTATAGCCGTTGCTATCTTCACATTGCTGTCCAAAAGTTTCATCCAATAATCGTACTCCCCCATACAGGGCGTTGTAAGGTCATACAAGCCATTCGGTAACTTTGCGAATGAATCGGCAACAGGCTTACCGTAAAGGGCTAAAACCTTACTCAAATCGCCAACAAACACACCTGTGCTGCTTACCACATAGTTATTATTCGTTATTGAAGTGCTTACCCCATATCCCGCCAATGTTTTTAAATCAACCTGCCCAATATTGCCAAACCTTATAAACCATTGCAGGGTAATTTGTTGAATCCTTTGGTTGTATATCATGGCTTCAAATGTTGCCCTTCGTGTGAATGTGTAATTACCCTCTGTTGAATCGGTCAATGGAAAACGGATCTGTCCATTATAGGCTGAATCCTGTCCGAAAGAATTAATGGCAAAAAGTAGGAAAAAAATTGAAAGTAGTTTTTTCATGGTTGTATTTTTTAATATAAAACAAGGCTTCTGATTTGTGCGTTAGTTGCGGCTCCACTTATCGTTATTGAACTTGGCGCTGTTGTTTGGCTTGCCAATTGAAACGACTCTCTAAATGTGCTTATTAAAGAACCGCCTGCATTAACCAATGTAATACCTCCCACCGTTGGGGCTGTTGTTTGCGCCGATTGACAATAAAGCATACAGCCATAATAAAGGCCCCTTGTAAGTGCCACCGTACTTGCAAAAGGAGCCGTTGCCCATGCGTTAGCCGTTGTAGTCCACAATGCGCTGCTATTGGCTGTTTCGGCTATCTTGGTTGCCGTTCCACTTGACATGCTGTACAATGATATGCTATTTGTGTTATTGGCTGTAAATACGCCCGCCGTACCTAAGTAATACCTAAGCCCTGTAATGATGGTATCACCTTCCATTAATACAGCAGTACATTGCATTGTTTGGTTGCCTAAAGCCGTTGCGGATGTTGGTGTAGTTGGGTTGGAAATACTCCCACCGTAAGCGGAAATTCCGAAATCCCTTGCTAATTTAATCGGTACTGAATAGGGTTGCCCTAACCTACCCCAAATGGTAGCAGTATAAATCATTGTGGCCTTTAAATCAGTATCATACACTATTAACCCTTCGGCAGGGCTGCTAATTGCATTACGCTGCGAAGTGGTCATTCTTGGGGTTAACAATCCCTGTGTAGTGCTTGTAAGGTCAAGGATGGATGAAGCAGCCGGGGAATAGTTGCCAATTCCTACCGAACCTGTATTATCAATTGTCATTCGCCTATTAGTAGTTGCCGCCCCATTTGTAAGAAAAACTATTTTCCCCGTTCCAATCGTTCCAATTATTAACTCACCTGCCGAAGATTGATTTAATAAGCCTACCGAATTTGCGCCTAATGCCCCGCTTGAATAAGTAGTGCTACCCGCTATCAATTGACCTGTTACCGAACCATTCGTATAAAGATTAAAAGCCCCAAATACGTTACCTGATGGCACCCTTACATCAATTCCATTTGTAGTGCCACCTGTTGAATTTAAACGTAATGTTTTAGCCGCAGCCGTCCCCCCTGTTGAACTTGCACCTATAATTATGCTTTCATTTGCTACAATTCCAATATTATTTAAAAGTAAATAATCTGTATTATTATAACCAAGTCGTGTTGATATTGCATTTAAACTCCCTAAATAGTTACTTGGTGATGTAACAGTATTACCTGACAAACCCCAAAACCTACTTGTTAAATCCGTTCTTTGCACCCTTGCAGCCGTTCCGCCTGCTGTGTCAATTGTAAGGGCAAAAATGTTACTCGTTGTTATCGGTACTGAATCTTTATTCAGCGTTAAAGAGGTTAATGAATTTCGTGTGGTAAAAAAGTTGTGAGTATTTAAAGCAGCGTATTGGGCAGCCGTTCTTTGCCTGCTTATTACAGTTGCATTTGCCGTGTCAAGGCTTACCGTTCCGCTTGTTGTAATCGTTCCACCTGTAAGCCCTAATCCTGTTGCAACGCTTGTAACTGTACCGCTGCCTTTGCCATTAAATGTATTCCAATCGGTTGACGTTAACAGCCCTGTCGTGCTTGTGCTTGCCGTTGGTATTGCCGTTTGGCTTGATGCTGTGATTAAGCCCTTACCGTTTACGGTATATGTTGGCACGGTGGTACTATTACCGAATGTACCCACATTGCTGTTAACGGTGGCTAAGGTTGCCGCAACGATACCCGAACCGCTTGCCGTTACGTCACCTGTTAAGGCTGTAATGCCCGAACTACCCCCTAAGCTATCAGGGCTAATAGTTACAAGTGCGCCTGTGATACTATCCATTAAGACGGCTTTATACTTCGTTTTGGAATTGGTGGAAGGGCTGTAAATTGCGCCACCATCATAAGCTAATTTAATCGAATCACCATTAATAAAAGCCGCATCTTTTGTGGTCTTTACATTTGATGATTTTGCCCCGCTTACACCCGATAATTCAGCCCTATTATCACCTATCACTAATCTGCCAGTTCCCGAACCGCCAATATATTCAATATTATTACCATACTCATTAATGGTAAAACTTGTATTACCAAAAATTGCATCCTCTTTGTATATCCCAAAAATACTCCCTCCCAAAAACCTAAGGTTTGTATTGCCTAATGTGTCAGCCCAACGTATTGCCGAACCATCTATCTTAATGCCGTTTCCCGCTGATAGTAATGGTTGGTATGTATTTGTCGCCCTTGTTTTACTCATTAGTACCCCTGCTGTATCAGCCCTTACCGTATATGCCCTACCCGCGCTATCAACCAAAATACCTGTACCTCCTATAACGTACTCAATTGATCCGCTACTGTTTACTGCAATGCTATCCCAAGTAGTGCCATTCCATACCTTTAGTTTTCTGTTGCAGGTATCATATACTACCGCCCCCTTGCTTTTACTATAACTCAGGTCTAACAGTTTTGGGGTGCCTGCAGGTGTACCGCAAACCCTTGGTACTCTAAACCCTAATTCATATACGCCCCTCGGAAACTGAAAGTTACTTGGATTTACCTGCATTACGCCCGGTGCATCCTGTGCTGCTGCCTGTAAGCCTACCAAAAAAAATAAACAATAAAAAATGCTTTTCATATCAATAATTTTCAATGCTTGTATATTCCACATCTGTCCACACATCACCGCTAACCACTAAATCAAAACCATTTGTGGTTCTGCTCCATGCCGTGGCCTTCATCTTTATCCCGTTCCTGAATACCCTTATTCTTTTTCCTATCCATCCTGCCGGTAGGGTTAAGCTGCCTCCGTACAAATCCATCCCGGTATCCCCTACATTCATTTCCAAATCATCAAGCATAATGCTTGGCTGTCCGGGCCCTTCGTATATCACAAAAGCCACGCTGCTCAGTTCGTTTATTTCAAGTAGCGTTTGGTTCGTTTCCTCGGTTATAAGCAATTGTACCGCGCTTCCTTCCGTTATGGTAAATTGTAAATCCATATTGCTTTATAACTCTATTATCGGCCACACACCTACAATCCTGTGGTGTATGTTGCCATCACCATCAGTTAATATTATCCGGTAATCATAATCACCTGCTTCCAGGTCTTGCGTAAATGGCAGTACTTTAAATATCCCATTCACCGCATCAAGTATCGTAATCTTGCTATTTGCTACAGTCAAGGTTTTGCTTGGTGTGTTGTTGCCAGGCTGCTCCACTATCATTACAATGGCATATCCGGTAATATCAATCACTGCCCATGGATCTGTTTCCAAATCCCTGTACTTGGCCTGTATGGTCACGCCATTCCATGTGTCGCCCTTTATGCTTGGCCGTAAATTGTATGTTGCTACTATATTGCTCATGCCCATGTGTATGCCGCCAACTCGCTACCATCAGGCACCGGAGGCGTGTATAAATCAGTTGTGTCCAATTCTTCAATCAAAGCTATTATCCTTTCATAAAGCTCAAATATGGCATTCAACTCACCATTTGCGCCTTGCGTTCTAAATAGCCAGAATATGCTTACAAGATGGTTCCATTTAACGGTACCGCTATCTACATTGCGCTCCGTATCGTACCATCCCTGCAATAGCAACGCTTCTACCAGGTCGGTAATCTCCTGAAATGTCATAGGTGCGGTTGCCGTTGTATCTGCCGTACCCGTTACGCGGGTAATCAGGGTTACATAGGTTGCTTCCGTTAGCTGATAAGTAAGGTTTGCTACCAGGGTTGCCTCGTAATTGGCAAAATAATATTCCCCACCGCTTATCATATCAAACTGCGCCACATTACCTGCGGTTGGCGTTGCCACATCTTCTATGACACCTATCCAACTTCGGGTACTGCTCTGCAGGGTTACACCCGTTTGGGAATATACCGTTGCATCTGTCATTCGTATGCTTGGGGTAAATACGTCTGTGGTAGGGGTTATTACTGCTGTTGGTTTGTCAAATGCTACCGTAAACTGCTTGGTAAGGGTCGTATCATCGTATCCATCGGCTGCTATATTATAAATAATGGTGTACTGCCCTTTTTGAAAATTACCATCAATGGCAGTCCTTAGTGTCCAGCTTGCTGCCGTCAAGGTGCCTTCTAAATCCTCTACTGCGGGGGCCAACGCGCTGCCCATATCAATGGTTATGCCATCCGGCTGCGTTACCCTAAACCACCCTTTAATATCCGTTTGTACAGATGTGCCGGGTATTTCAGTTACCCCACCACTAAAAGTCGTGCTCGAATAATTAAATGGCGCCCATGCAAAACCAAGTTTTAACCCGTTTATCCCTGCACCAGATCCGGTAGGTGCTGATACCCTTAAAATACCAGCCCCCATATCAGTAGCTACGCATCCTATAACATTCCCACTTATGGCAGTTACAAGCCTTGGGGTTAAAATTACCCATGTGTTATCCCCTGTTTGCGTTGTGTATGTGGCAATGGTGGTAAATTCATCTTCGGGGTTTTCAACTGTAATAGTTATTTCTGTTCCTGTTGATATACCTGTAAGAGAGTTTACATTATAGTTTGCTATTGCCTTTGTTTCCGGCACTGCCGGAGTGCTTGGATATTCACCGGTATCCGTCAACGTAATTGTTGCCGGTATTACGGTATTATTTAAAGCTACCCCAAAATCTATACCGGTTATCGCTGCCATCTTATTATGTATTTATCAGGCGCTTTTTGCTACTTTCTGAGTAGCATCAGCCTCCTTTTGCATTTTTTCAAAAATTTTGATACCGTTTGGTGCTGTTACCACCCACTTGCTCCACTCGTCCAAGTATGTTTTGCCTACTTCCGGATCACCCAATTTGGCTATCGGGGCATCCTGATAGTACACCGTATTGTCGTTGGCGTTGTAACTTGCAAGGCCCTTGGTAATGGCCCTTTTAAGTACGCTCTTGTGTTCAATGGTAAAATCTTCCACCAGGCTTAAAAACAGTCCGGGGGTGTTTTCTACCATAGCCCCAATCTGATCTTTCAGTATAATGGGGTCGTTTGTTTCATCCCATCCCATCGCTGCAGCAAACTGTACTACTTCCTTATCATCCATTCTGCGCTGCCGTATCAATGCGTCTGCCTTTTCATCCCTTGCCATCGTTCTCATTTTGGCTTCAAGGGTTTCATCATGTATGCCTACAATTGGTTCGTTTCGCTTGCTGCGGTTAGTGTTCTCTTTCAGGTAGCTGCTTGCATACAAAAATTCAAGCCACTTTCTGCCTTCGCTGTCGGTGTTGCTAAAACTGAAAAAACCACCGCTTTCGTTAAAAACATTTTTCTGCAGGAAAACAGGGGTATCGTTATCATCATAATGGCTTATGGCCGCTATGCTTACGCTCTCTTTGCTTATGGGGTCAATTACGCTGTCACGGCTCGGCAATCCATACGAAGCAGGAAACATGACTACCATCTGAAAGGTGCCATCAGGCAGTGCTTTTTTAAATGGTTTGCCTATCAGTAACTTGAAAGTATGTGTTTCTTTCAGGTTAATAAGTTTGTCAATCTGCTTTTTGTAATCGGCACTCAGGTTGTTAAGTGCTGCCTTTTCTCTTGCCATGTTTTGTTTTTTAAGTTATTAAATACCAAAAGTGTAGCCACCATTTTCAGGTAGCTACACTTATTAGTTATGCTTATGCACTTACAGTTTTCTCTTTGTAAAAGTGCTGTGCTCCGGCACATTCAAGCGCCTGATAGCTTACCCAGTTCCCTTCAAGGGTACGATCTGTACCGGTTGGGTTGGGGGCAAGGCCTCCGGTAATGGTTTCGCGAATCAGATCGCTCCACTTCACGTTTGGACCGCTGCTCTTAATGTGAGCCATTTGGTCCAGGTAGCGAATGCGGAAACGCTCTGCAGTACCACCGCCTTCAACGTTCACGTTGTCTTTTGGCAGGTAATACAAACACTGTCCAATATCGGTTACACCGGCTTCTACGGGGTACATATTTGGATCGTTGAAAGTGTTACATGGCATGAACTCATAAGTAAATCCACCGGGGCGGGTCCAACTTTGTACGCTCATGTTCACTTCGCGGCCATCAATGTTCATCCTTACGCTTGTTATGCCCGAACTGCCAAGGTTAAGCAAGTAGGCGCTGTACGGACGCATTGCCCGGATACTGCCCATTACCACCAGGTTCTTGTTTACCAGCTTCTTGGCAATCATGGCATCTTCGCGGGTGTCCATATCGGCAATTACTACAGTACCCAAGGTAGTCAATGCGCGGTAGCCTCCGTATGTGGTTGCGTACTGGTCAAGTCCCATGCTGGTCTGTATGCCGTAACCGGCTGCATCAGCAAGTGCGGGGCTCGCATCGCTAAAACGGGTGGTGCTTATCTGTCCACCAATCATCATGCCGCTTATGGCTTTCTGCAAGCGCAATACTGCGTCTGCGTGTTGCCTTACGGTATAGGTACTGCCTTCGGGTGCTTCAATCAGTGTCAGATTGCTTATGTCAGTGCTTTTTTCACTTTCGGTAAGTATCTGAATGTGGTTGTAGTACGCCTCAGTTTTATGGCGAAGGTTTTCCCTTTGGCCGCCACCTTCTGCACCCGCGTTGCTGCTCCATACAATTTTACCACCTGTGGCAAAAGTAATGTTGCTGCCATCTACGCTATGCAATACAAGGGTATCCTTGCCGCTGCTGGTAGTTTTACTGTAAACGCGAGCGTTTTTAAGGCCAAGTTTTACTACGTCACCTACACGGAACTGCAAACTTGTTGCGGCTGTGGTGGTGGCTGTAATGGTAGAGGTACCTGTCCCGGTTACTGTTTCCCCGGTAGTATCGCCAATACCAATCAGGCTTTCATTTGTATGCAGGTAAAACCAAGGCACTTTTGCTGGTTTAGCCCGGCCAAGCATCTTAATGTTTTCCACAAAACTTCTTTCACCGGCAATGTCAATTACCCTGCCGTCAATGTCGCGCTGATCCTGTAAGGTCAGGGCGCTTACGTATTTTTTATCTAATGTACCTACGGTAGCCATAGTTGTAATTTTTTGTTGTTTTTAATGTTGTTTACTGCTGTGTGTGTGCCTTGGTTCGTGTCTCCACGAACCAATTCGAACTTACCCAAATACCATCCGGGCTAACTCGCTGTTGGGGTTTGTTGCGCCTGCACCGGCAGCTATCCCGGTTCCTGCGCCTTGTTCGTTGCCAAAATCTTTGGCAAGCCCAAGTCTTTCCAATTTCCGGCCATGGGCAATCAGCTTGGCTTCAAAGGCTGCAGGGTCAATAGCATAAGCTGCTGCCCGCAAATCTTTAGCCGGATCGGGTTTGCCATCGGTGCCACTGTGGGCTTTGGCATACGCATCCATGTCTGTCAGGTAGCTTATTACGGCTTCCTTGTCCACGTCCATTTTAAAAGCATCCGCACCGTTACCTACCTGAATCACTCCGGCTTCGCTTAATCCTTTGTAGATGTCGCTTGCCTTTAGGCTTTCGGCGTACGCCTTTATATCATCAGCATTTGGGTCTGTTCCGGCTGCTTTGCGCTGCGCAGTGGCTTTTGTAAAAGCCTGATCCATTTGCTGCTGCTTCAATTTTTCTTTAAACTCATGCAGGTCGGCCTTTAGCCTTACACTGCCTTTCCTCATTTCTGCTTCATCATACAGGTCTGCATCCTGCTTGTAGCGGTTCTTTTCATCCTCGTACAGGTCTGCCCTTTCTTCGGGGCTCAGTTGGCTGTACCTTTCATCAATCATTTCTTTAAGCAGGTCCACTTCGGGAATGGTATCAATATCCCTGGATATGCCTTTTATAAACTCGTTCAGGTCGCCACCGTTTTCTATCAAGTCAAGCAGTTTAACCCTCTTTTCGTCCGTTATGCCTTTTTGTTTAGCAAAATCGGCAAAGGTTTCCGGTACTATGGGTTGTGCTTGTTCGGCTGCTGGCGCTTGTGTAGTGGTCACTTCCGCTGCCTGCGCTGCCGCCTCTTGTCCTGCGGACGCTTGTTCTGTGCCTTGGTTCGTGTTTCCACTAACCACTTCCGCTGCGGGTGCTTCCATTGCCGTAAGGCCTGCCATTAATTCATTTTCATTCATATTACTTGTTTAGGTAAAAAATTTGGCTCTGTAAAAAAAAACACTAAGTAAGTAACTAAAAAATATTTTTAGTTAAATAGTTTAACTTATGCCGCATCTTCCATCATTTCAGGCATCATGGCCCCACTTTCGGCTTCCTGCTTTAAAGTGGTGTCGGTTAGTTTTCCATCCACTTCCAGTCCTTTTATCCTTTCCCGGCTATCTACATCCATTTGCTTTACAGCAAGTAACCGCCTGGTAATCTCCTGTTCCAATTGCATTTTAAAGCCAAATTCAACCTGCATGGTTTTCCGCTTTTCTTCTTCTGCCTGCATATTGCTCATGCGTTGTTCTTCCCCGTTTACCTTTTGCATCTGCATGGCTTCCTGCTGCTTTTGCTCCCTGCGCTTTTCTACTTTGTAGGCAAGCATCTGTTGGGCTTGTTTCAGGTTGTAAGTAGTCAGGATGGTAAATATCTCCGTTGGGTCAATAAATCCCTGCTCAATGCTGCTTTGCATTTGGCTTATCAATAGCTGCTTCTGTTCATCATTTGGCCGGGCCTCAATCATTATATCATAATCCCTTTCAGTAATCTTGTTATCCATTTCCACAAACTGCAGGCTTGTGCCGTTCACGCCGGGAGCATAACCAAAATACTTCCCCTTTGCCCTTACCGTTTGTTGCACCCTTATCAGCATGCGTTTGCTTAGGGTTTCAATAATGTATTTATCGCATCGCATGAGTGGCCTAAGTGCCGTATTGGTGCTTTGTTCAGCCATGCTTGCCACCCCGTTTAGCATCCTGTCGCTTGGGGTACTGCCATCTGTCACTTCATTCAGGCCAAGTACATCACGCATTTCCTGTTTAATAAGTTGTAACTGGTCGTAAAGCCTCAAAAATTCGCCAAACGATTGGTTTTGCATAAATTCAATGGGCTTAGCGTTCCCGTTGCTTTGCCCGCTTATCTGGCTGCCACGGTACACTAATATGCCGCGCTTAATGAATAGTCTTATTTTGGCTTCCTTATCCATGCCTACCCCGTTAAAAACAAGGTCGCTATCTTCAAGCGCATCTTCGTTTATGGCCCATCCGTTTGGTACCATTTCGTTCCGTACATTCTGAATGTTTACCCTGGCAAGTATGTAATCATCGGCCAATGGTATAAGCCTGTCAATGTAGCTTGCTACTATCATGTTATGAATATCATCTGCTACTCCCCAATAGTTCAACTTGGTTTTTATCATCTTTTCGGGAGTGGCATAATTTCTTGCCATGTTTTTTATAGGGCCAAAATCATAAATAAGGTCGGTACCTACCACCCATTTGCCCCCGTAAACCATATCAACCTGCTTGCTGATCTTGTTCTCCGATTTTTTACCGGCTTTGCCCCAATACTTTTTTACCTGCGGGTTACCGTACTTACTTACCCCTTCTTCTACATTCAGGGTGTCATGTGTCATAAATTCAAAATCAAACACAAGTGCTTCGCCTCTATCCCTGTCCTCAATATTTTGGCTTTGGTAGGCAGGGTATTGCATCCCAATTTTGTTGAAAGGGTTTGGGCTGTTTGCCTGGCTTTTTACAACCTGCATTTCTTCGGTATTAAAATAGTTGCTCAGGGTGGCAAGGGTTACTTTAAAAAATTCACCGGCAAACCTTAAATCTTCAAACCTTTCGCTTTCGCTTTTGCTGCTTACAAAGTTTCTCAGGTTTACTTTCCTCCATGCAGGGCGCTTGTTATCGTCCAGGTAGTCTTTAAACATGGCTACTCCATGGTACACCAAATCCTTTACCCAATCCGGGCGCTGCACCCATGTGTTTGTTTCATGCAGTACGGCACTAATAACCAGTTCAGCATCCATGGCACGGTTAAACTGATCGGGGAAGCCGTTGCGCATTTGTAATTCCTGTATGTCCTGCGGTTCGCCGGGTGCTGGCTGCAGTACCGGGCTTTGTGCGCTTTCGGGGTCAACCTTTGCCATCATTTCGCGCATCATCAGCTTGCTCTTTATCTCGGCAATTTTCTTGTTATTTTCATCACGACTCAGCATATCAATGGGTGTGCATACCGGGCCGTACTCAGCTATCAATACTTTTTCCACTGCCATTTTTATATACTTTGGCAAGGGGCCGGTTGGGGTAAGGTCAGCATTCATAAAGCTTCTATCCTGCTGATCGCTGATATTCAGCAACTTCATGTACTTTTCAATGGGCTGCTTATTCATGCCGTACAATCGCTGCAGGTCGTACTTCATAGCATTACCGGCAAATATCCTGTACTCGCCGTTGTTTACCTCGCTTGCTATGGCCTTGGCCCAATCAATGCAATACTTTTTTTGCCCACCGCTTTTGGTGTCGTATTTGCGTACATCATCATGATCAGGAAATAATGCTTTCATGTTATTTTCGTTTAATCGTTTCCGTTGTGTATATAGCCCCTTACAAAACTTTCTACCCTTGTGCTTGTTCTGCCTGCTGTTCTTAATGCTCTTATCTGGTTGCGCCGGTCTGCCATCAGCGTGTACATGGCTGCCATAGCAAGGTCATATTTGGTTCGGTTCTTAAATTCAAACCTCAGCCATTGGTTAATCAGCGTTTTAAAGAATACCTTATTTATATTGGTGTTTATAAACTCCTCAGTCATATCCACCCCTGTTTCAGCGTTCTTGTCATTTCCGGGTATCCCATACCCTTCGTATTGGTCCAACTTCATCAGAAATCTTTCGTACCCGCGTATCTTAAAGTACTCTTCCCAATTGTTTTTGTTGTTTTCAAATAGTATTTGGCATCCAAAATAGTAGCAGGTTTTTATCATATCCTCATGAAAAATGGTTGGGCTTGCAGGACGGCTATGGTACATCATTATAAAACCATCATTAAGCGGATCGTTGCTGCCGGGGTTATTCTTCATCTTTACAAATGCTCCGGCAAGGCTCTTTCTCCCTTCATCCTGGACAACTGCATGGCTAAAAGGGTCGCATCCTATTACAAATTCAAGTTTGTTTTCGGGCTCAAAATAAGCACCCCTTTTTTGTACCATGTTTGGCTGTGGCCCATTTGCCTTAAAATCCCAGCATCTTGTCCACCTGCCGTCTCTGTTGGGTAGCCATACTACTTCTGTATCTGCAAACCCGTCCTTCCAAACCAGGTTGCCGCGTTCAATCATCTTGCCTGCCAATTCAAGGGCATCAATCCTGTTGTTAAGCAACTCGGCATCATACATGCAATCGCCTTCTCCGGTAAAGCGAAGTGCCCAATCTTCGTTTAATGGAAGTTTGCGCATCCACCCATATTTGTCTGCCAATGTTTCCTGGCTTTCAATTAAAATCCTAATGCGCCTTTCGTTTTCTATAACATTGGTAAACCCGTATTTATTAAAGTCGCCTTCATATTCGGCTGCGGATGTAAAAATTTTGTATAATCCGCTTCTTGTTCTATTCAGTTCGTTTCGCTCTTTGTAGTTGCTATCCTTTACAAGTTTTCTGAATTTGCCGCCACCATCATCAATATCCTCCACGGTAGTAGTATAATACTGCTTACCTATAATCCTGCCGCGTTCCATGCTACATGGCGCAACTATCTGGTGCCTTTTTGTAATATCATGAAGTTCTAATTTCCCGCACTCGTCACTTACATACCTGTGTATTGCCCATCCATCTACCGCTACCGGCTTTGCAGAAAAATATCTTATCTGGCTTTTCAGGCTGTTTTCTTGCTTGTCCTTGGCGCTCCTACGGCCACGCCTGCTGCGGCCCATAAAAAACATACCATTTTCAGGCTTATCGCCTTTATCGGTGTTAAAGGTTGGCTTAAAAAATTCTGGTAGTTCTGTCCATGGTTCAAGTACGGCACGGATATATAAATCCCCTGCGTCCTTGTCGTTTTTGCTTTGAATAATGCCGTTTACCTGCCTGTTCCGGGTAATGTATTCAAATATCCATACACCGCTGCGGTAGCTTTTACCGCTTCGTCTGCTGGTAAATTCAAGCATACCAAGGCAATCAGGATCTTCCAAACAGAATTGGAGTGCGTAAAAAACCCGCCTATCAACGTCCCGGTAATCAGGGTAACCACCGTTTATGTACCACCAATTCAGGTAGAAATAATGCAGGCCGGTTATGTAGGTTGCTTTCCCATTATTCCAAAACCATACGCCTTTCATTCTCCGTCCCCACTCCTGCTGCCTGAACGCTTCAAGAACAGAATCTACAAAATCAGGGTTTTTTCGGGCAACTCTTTCTTCTTCTTCATCTTCAAATAATTCATCCCAATTATCCGGCAATGGTGTCCGTTCCCAATATTGATCTTCCTGCTTCTTGCTGCGCTTTATTACGTCCGTTGGCTCTACCAAATAACTATGACTTTTATCAGGGTTACGCAATTCCCTTACACCATACCCCACGGGGGGGATGTGGCAGGTGAAATCGTACACCTTTTCAGTAGTTCCGTTTGGTATTGGTGCGTACACTTACTTTTTGGCCTTGGCTTTTTTGGGTGAAAAAATTACCGGGATAACCGGTGCGGGCTCCGGTGGTGCCGGTGCTGCGGCTTCTTCCTTTTGCACCTTCCCTTCGTACAATTGGTTGGCCTGCGCCACCACTGCTTCCTGATTGCCCTGGCTTACAGGTGCTACTTTTTGCTGCCTTAAAAAATCGTAGGCTAATAAAAACCCCTTGTAATCACTGCTAAACTGTGCCATAATCGTGTATTTAATAGTTAAACCATTTAACTTTTTTAAACAAAAAAAATCAATCAACCACTACCTATTGGGCACCCCTCTCTTTTGGAGAGGGGCTGGGGGTGAGGTACTAACCCAATCCTGCCATCATCTCCGGGGTGTACCTCAGCTTGTTCTTCTTTACCAATTGATCGTCATTGGCAAATAGCTGCTTGTAGTATCCATCCAATGCTGCCCCAATTGCATCAAGTTCTTCCCTCAGCTTACCTTTAATGGTGTATGCTGTCAGTTCGTCCTTCTCCTGTACAATCATACCCTTTTTAATGGTAGCTCCATCATCCCCGGATATGGAAACATTGTTGCTGCTGCGTACCGGTTGCATCAGCCTTTTGCAATATTCCTCGTACAATTGCTCATTCACCACTACCCTTTGCCATAGTCTGCTGTTGGTAAAGTTAAACAGATAAACTATAATAGCTTGTACATGAATATCATTGGTTAATTCCTTTAGTTCCTCCGGCAAGGTATTGTGCATCATCAGGTCGGCCAATATCAGTGCGCGGTTCTTCCTTTTGTCCAATGCCGGTTCTGCCTGAATTAATGGGCTGCCGGGGTCATACATCATTATTATGTACCTGATCACTCTTTCGTCGGCCACCAATCCACCCATGATCGCTTCCAGCTTTGGGTAACTGTCGTACAACTCAGCCTTCATGGGGTTGAATGCACATGCTTTAAAATCCTGTTCGGTGAAGTCGTTCATCATTGCTTTGCTGCCTTTATGGTTGTTTTGTCGTATTTGCTAAATTCCATCATGTTTTTAACTATCTTATTCATTTCAGATTCGTTTACGCCCAATACCGCTGCATGCTGCTTCATGGTGGCAATATCATCCCCAAGTGCTACCTGTGCATCTTTAATGGCCTGCTTCTCGGCAAAATAGGCATCATCGGTTATGTCACCTTTATCATGCTTGTACTTGTTTTCCCACTCGCGCTTTTTAATGGCATCAGCATCTTTTAGCCTGTCGCGTACATAGGTTTTAAAGTTGCGTAACGGATCTACCCTGTATGGCCTTATGCCTATCAATTGCCTTGGGTCAAAATCTACATCAAGGCCTTGCATTTCGGTAAATATATCGTTCCAATCAGCCATCCTGCCATCTTCCTTTTTAAACATGCGCTGTACAAAGGGCACGGCACTTGGCATCAGGTCGTGCGCAATAGTAGCCATCTTATCAATTGGACCATACACTTCCCTGCCCATGGCATCCTTTTCACCAATCAGGGTGCGAGAGAAGCTATTTACAATCATATCCGGCTCTGCGTATGGTACCACCAATTCGGTAAGGGCTGCAAGTGCGCCGGGGTTATCTACCAATTCATTGCCATTGGTAAATGCGTTGGGGATTTTAAATACCACACTCATTGGTTCAAGTGCATTCAGGTTGTACACTTCCCAGGTGCCATCTTCGTTCTGCGTCATGTATTTATCCATCGTACGCATGTATGGCCTGCCAATGGCGTTAATGGCTGCAAGGCGCTTTTTCTTTTCTTCATCATCATCATTCCACAAGCTATATAGGCCACTCATTGCCATGCCGCCAATGGCTCCCAATCCTTTCAGGATGGCTCCCCTTAGTGTTAAATACCCTGCTATTCCTACAAGCCTGCGGGTACCCATCAGCACTTCCCTTGCATTGCCGTTCTTCTTCCCTTCCTTTATATCATGCAGTGCATAGTGTACCACGTTTCTTGCACATCGGATGGCTTCAATCTGGAAGGTTATAAAGTTGCCGAATATCGCAAAGTTCTTGCTTAACCACAATGCGCCACGGTATGCCCTTTGACCGGTTGGTTGGGTATTCTTCACCCGTTCTGCTGCCTCTTTCTCTATTGCTTCCTTTTCGGTTGCGCTCAGATCATCATAATCCTTGTTATGCCGTACCCATGCAAGGGCTTCACTTTCTTTTCTCCATCCTACAAATTTACTTGCAGCATCAGCCATGGCATAGCTGCGGGTAATTACGTTGTCGCGCAAACCGCTTTTAAGTTTATCACCCCATGCCTGGGCAATGTTGCTCTGCGCCTGTATCATAATGGCATCAGCGTCCCCTTCGGCAAACATATTCTTTAGGTCCTGCATGGTTACGCTGCCATCAAATAACCCCAATTGAATCATGCGTTGGTTCCAGTAGTCGGTAGCCTTGCTATTGGCAAATACATTGGTAAACCAAAGTTTGGTAGTACGGGCCAAATCTTTTGCCTGTGTAACCGGGTTGCTCAGATAGTACCCGTTGGCAATATACCAGGCTGCGTTGCTAAACAAGTTAATGGCCTGTGTAACCGGGCTGTAAACCGTTTTGCCTGCCTTTACGGTACCTGCGAATTTCCGGTAAGCATTTAAAAACTTGTTGCTTGCTTCATGGCCTTCGTTAATGTACTGCGCCACTTCGGGGGTGGCATACAATCCGCTTAGTGGTGCCCATGATGGGCTGCCATCTGCTGCCACCAATTCAGTAGCCCTTGGGTCGGCGCTTGGATCGTTCTTTGCCCAAAATACTTTACCCATACCCATATTGAAAATATCGGTAAGGTATTTGGCCTGCATGCGTAATGATGCAAGTTTGGCCACGGTCATTATAAATTGCTCTGCCGGGTCTGTGTACTCACCATATAGTTTCCTGATTGGTGCCGGTACGTCCTGCCTGCGTTTCAGTATGCCTTTATCCATGCCAAATTCGGTAGTCTTAAAGCCAAACTTATCGCCTTCGGCTGCAGCAAGTAGCCTTTTCAATTCAAGCTGTGCCAATCTTTCTGCCTCTACATTGTTCTGGAAGCCTGGATTATTCGGGCTGTCATGGGCAAATATTCCTTCCTTCAAAAAGTTGAGTGCTTCTACCTTAACATTCTCAGGTATCTTTTTTTCCCAATCTTTTTCATTAAATATCCGGTAGCTTCTGTTCAGGTAGCTGCCCATATTTTCAAGTAGGGTTTGCGCCTGCAGCGGGGTTACCCATCCGTTTACTATAAACTCATTGGTAAGCCTGTCAATATGCTGCCGGTACTCGCTTGCAAGGCGCTTGTGCTCAGGTGTTAATGCATCCACGTTGGCGCTTGCTGCGGTTTTATCCGCAATCAGTTCTGCAAAACCCTGCTGCTGTGCGGGTGTCATTTTCTTAAAAGCAGGTGTTAATTGCTGCTTTAAAAAGTTTTCAGCCTTGCGTACTATCCATTGGCTTTCACCCCTTGCATAGTCGGCAAGTTCTTTAAACCATGTTGGCATGCCTTCGCTGCTGGTAAAGTTGCGTTTCAGGAAGTCCCATGTTTTTCTTGCAATGCTTTTTTCATTATCCTGCACCTGTGTTGCAGGTATTAATGGACTGCCCGGCTGTGGGTTGCTGTACAATTGCTTTTGGTAGTTTACCTTGGCTCTTGCCAAAATATTGTCGGCAAGTAGCGGGTCAAGCCCCTTTATTGCCATTGCTGCCCGTATTATTGGAAGCATTTGTGCATCAGTCATACCCCGGCTTATCAATGGATAAACCTTTTGGTAAATGTTGGAGAAGTCGGAAGCAATGGGGGTTGGTTGGTTGGGGGCTGCCATGAAATTAGCAGAATCGCTGGTAACAGCTCTTATTTGCAAAGGGTCAATGGAAACATACGTTACATTGCTTCCTTTGCTTCCATAATTACTGTCATTCATAATTATGCCATCATAACCCGCTTCAATTAACTTTTGATGGAACTGTCCGTTATCCGACCTGAAAAATTCCCATGGCAATATTTCTGTCCTGGTAAATTTAGACTGAGCATAAGAAGATAAAAACGTATCTGCCTGATCTGTCAATAGGTTGTTATCATTCAGCCATTCCCTCCATTCAGTTGGCGTTTTTCGCATTCCAACTAAATCAAGCGGGTTCTTTATTGATAGGTAGAATACCCTTGGTGTAGCTTTTTCTATCCCTGCAAAGTATTTTGCAAAGGCTTTGGGCCAATTTTTATCTTGTGCAAAATAGAAAAATGAATGATTGCCAAACGTGCCCATGTTCTTGGGCTTAAACCCGGTAAAGTCATTATCACCATAAACGTTATAATGGTAAACAGGATTGGTAACCTTACTCCCTTCAAACCATTGCTTAAATTGCTCTGTATTGGGTGCGGCTGCCATGAAGGATGGTTGGGTGGCAATCTGTTTTCCCAACTCGTCTGCTGCAGCCATTTTTTTTCCCCACTTAACGGGTTGCCCTGGTCTTTCAATATGGCTGTAATTCCACTCGCTTCTTTTTTTGCTGTTGTTGGTAGTAATAATTATATCATTACTTGCCCGAAACTCTTTTATATCAATGTAATTGGCTGCACGTTCTTTTTCTTTCCGTTCCTCGTCTGCTTGCCTATATTCCTTATTGCCTCTTACTACACTCCAATAATTATCCCTTATAAGCTGATTAAAAAATCCGTAATCATCGCTTGGTAATCCTACTTCTTCCCTTATTTTGGAATAATTATTATCAGTCCCATTTTCAATATTTGCAATCAAGGTGGATTTTACTAACTCATAAACAGAATCGTTTACGCTTTCGTCCCCAATATACTTTTCGGCTAACTCGTAAATGTTTTGAATGTCTTTTAGGGTGTAATCATCTGCCCCGGTATCAATAGTAATAGTTGCTGCTGAAACCTGTAAGCCTTCTGCACTATTTGCATCGCTAACGGCTCTTGTGTGGTCACTTATGCGTATGTCGTAACTTACTCCGCTTGGGCTGTCAAATTCTACATATTTACTATTTGTTGTCCGGCTTTGGTTGTAATTATCGGGGTTTACGCTAATCTTTTCAAGCCAATTTAATACGCCTTTATACGTCTGTGCAGGGTTGGCTTTTTTAAATTTAATTTCCAATCCGCTTCTGCCCAATCGTTTCACATCACCTGCTGCCATAAAACGAATATCGGGATTACCCGCCATAAACATCGCTACATTTCCGCTTTCATCCTCCCTTTCCTCAATAGTATCAGCTAAATGCTTGTAAGCCTTATTTATTTCTACTGCTTCCTCCTTTGTTGGGTACGGAAAGTTTTCAAGGGTAAAACCGCTATCCTCTACCCATTGGCTCATTTCCTTAAAGTTAGCCAAATAGTCGTTCTTCTCCCCGGTTTCGGCAAGTTTGTTTATTATGAAGTTTTCAAATGTCCTTGCTGTCATTTCAACTGGATCACTCCAATACCGGTTCGACCTTGTTTTATCAAGTTCCAAACTCCGCTGAGGTAGTTCCGTTGCATTTATGGCATCTACCAATGCTTTGTATGCCTGCATTACTTCCGGCCTTATCCTTTCATCCTTCACCCATTTCCCGGTGCTGTCTTTCACCAGTCCTGCCCTTGGGCTTGCTGTTACAAATCCTTCGGTGGTGCCGCGCATACGGCTGAAATAGTTATCCATGGCGTGCCACCACTCATGGGCCAGGCTTCCGGCTCCTTTGGTTTTGGTAAGGTTAATTACCACCTTCTGCGCTTCAAAGTGTGCGTTGGCTTTGCCGCTACCCCTTGCGCCAAATGCAAGTCCTAATTTCCCATTCAGGCTAATAGCCTTGGGGTTAAGTCCCATCACTCCGGAAAGGTCCATCAGGGCATCATAAGCCTCGTTTATACTTACCTGCCTTTCGCCCTGGTTTACCCAATTTCCAAATTCAATACCACGGAAACCAAATTGCTTTGCAAATTCCTCTGCGGTAATATCCTTCCCCTTGCGCCAATTGCGCCCGTTTCTTGGGGTGTTGGCATCCGGCCTTTCTTCCGGGTTCAGCTTCATGCCATACCATTGTTCTTCAAGCTGTGCCTGATTTTCTTTAAGGTAGGCAAAGGTGTCTTTGGCGCTGGTAAAGCCTCCTATCATTCTTACATTATCGGTTCCTGTGGCCTTGGCAATAAAGTATTCAAGTGTTTTTCTATCCTGATATACGCCAAACTTTACAGCCTTTTTGCTTGCCGTTTCTTTGGTGGCATTTATCATATTCACAAGCCCCCTGGCTGCTGCTTCTATGGTATCAAAGTCCTTTATAATAATGCTGCCTTTTACTATGCTTACCCTGGCACCGTCCTTGCTGCTTGTCCATTTTTTTATTTCATACCCTCCTAACTTTGGGTTTACATTGGGAAAATCAAAGGCATCCATTACCTTGCTGTAAATCTCGTATGCATTGGCAAGGTAGGAATCTGTTTTTTGCCTTATAGAATCGCTCCAAACGGTATCAAGGTATTTTGGATCTTCCACAATGCTTTTCACCATATCAATACCTTCCTGAACCCTGTTTACCCAATTTCGAAGCAAGTAAGGCTTCCGGGGTTTGGCAGGAATATTCTGATACAGATATTTTATAAACTTGGCACCTTCCTTGCTTATAATCTTATCATCCACCAATTGCTTGTAATCCGGCTCCGGAAAACTTTTGCTTAATGGCTGGTTTATAATATCTTCTTGGGTAATGTCATTCAGCTTCCTTGCAAGGTCTTTCTTGGCTCCACCAATCTTTTCACCGTAATCTTCAATTTTTTCTTTTGGTGGGGCTTGTACCTGCTGCACCTGTTCTTTTGTCTGTGGCTTCAAGGCTTCGGGCACAATGGGTTCCATATTTGCCCCAAACATGCTTAGCTGCGCAGGGTTTACTTTCCCCCCGGCCATTAGCTTTGCTTCTTCGGGTACCATTTCGGCTGCGTATGTATTCATCGCATCCATTAATACAATCTGATCTTCACGCCTTACGTCCTCGGTTTCCTGCAATAAGGTTTGCCTGCGCTTATCAGCATTCATGTACATGCGCTTTTGCACGTTACGGCTTTCTACTTCTCCGGCAAGACGGCGGTAGGCTTCAAATGGAGTTATTCCCTTACCCGTTGCGCTAATTGCAGTAAGTACCCATTCGTCAACCTTATTTTCTTCTACTGCTTTTTTGTAGGAAGGGAGGTCTGAATATTCCCTTTCAATTATTTTTTTGCTTTCTTCAAAGGCAATTTTTTTAGTCATGTTGTCATTTCCACCTTTGGCAAATCCTTCTTCATGCTGTATGGCATGCTGTAATTCATGGAGTAGAGTAGATAATACAACTTGATCCACCCCCTTTATATCCTCCGAAATCTGTATGTTTTTGGTTTTGTAGTTGTACTGTCCATTTACACTTTCTGGCAGGTAAGCAAACCCAATCTTTATTTCATTCATCAGGTTAGGATATGCCTGCGCAAATTCACCTTCAATAATTCTTTTTATTGGTGCTTCATAAGAATTTGAATCGTTGGTTTCTTCGGTTATACGTTTGGTTAGGCTTGTAATAGGCAAGGCTTCTATATCGTTTGCCTTTAATGCTGCCATTACCTGTTGCATTAAATCCTTTTGGTACCTTGGCAATCCAAGTTCCTTATCCAATGCTTCGAGGTCTTTAATTGCTTTTTCCCTCCCGCCTTTTGTAAAATCTTCGTTAGGGTCGTTTTCAGCATTAAGTTTATCAATCAATAGCCTTGCCCTTACTGCCTCGTTAAACACTGCTTTATTTACGCCACGCCTTACGGTTATATCCGGTATTTCGTACTTCCATCGTGAATCTGCTCCCTTTTCCCATCCGGTTGCCAAACGAATATTAAGCGGGTCTTTACCTGCCTGCCCCATATCCTTTGCCACCTTTAAATCACTCAGTATCTTTTCAGCGTTCTGCATCCTTGCGGCTCCGGTGGGGCCTGCAATCATAAAGCGGATATCGTTGCTTTCTTTGCTGAATGTGCCACGGTTGCCGGTGGCAGATTTTACTTGGTTGGGGTTTGCTACATAGTAAACGGTTCCTGAATCCTGATAATCTTCATCATCAATCCATGAATCTTTTATGTTATTAAATATCACTCCATCGTACCTGTCTGTGTCAAGGTTTGCAGTTATTTCCCTTGTACTGTTCCCAAATTTACTGCCAATGTTGTCCCATTTTCTGCCCCTTGCATTAATGATTAATGGATTTTCTAATTTTAAATAAACCTCCATTACATTATCGCCACCTGCATATCCATCAGCATTCATATAGTCGTCTGTGAAAAATGCGCCTCCTGCAAATTCAGTAAATTCAGTCATTGTCCCATGATACACCACCATCGGGCTACCATCAGGATTAACCACCTTGCTATCCCCAAACCACTTTTTAAAGGCTTCGCTGTTGGTGAGGGGTGCTGCCATAAATTTAACATTCCCAGAATCAGGTATGCTTGGATTTTCAAAATCCTGCACTATCTTTGTGGCCTGCTCAATGAGCTTAACCACCTCGGCGGAATGGGACTGCCGTTGGTTAAGCCATTCGGGCAGATTTGTTTTATCAGCATATTCAAGCAGGTTATCTTCCACTATCCAAAGTAGCATTTCCCTTTCATTATCCTTCGGGTAAAGGCTGCGAATGTCGTTTATCTTCGCTTTTTTGCCGTCAATATCAAGGTGTAAGGCCACCACATAATTAGTATTACCCTTCTGCATTTCGGTAAGGATCAGCTTGGCATTACCCCTTGTTTTGCTTTGGAATACTGCCAATGGCCTTGCTATTGCACCTGGCAAGTCGGTAATTTCAAATAGCTTAATATCGTGCTTGTCCTGCTTTTTGCTTAGTTGGGTGCTTGCCATTTCAATAGGCAAATCCGGTACTCCGGTACTCAAAAGTATTTCGGATGGCGGGCCAAGTTCAAATACTTTAAACTGTCTGTCTTTTGCGTACTTCAATAAATCAGCCTCAAATTTCTGTTCGGCTGCTTTTTGCGCCTGCCTGCGGGTGGGGTAATTGGTACCGCCAACCATGAAAAGGGTCATTTGCTTACTCGCTTCCTTCTCCATACCTTGGTACTTACCATATAGCCTGTTGGTTTCGGCTGCCGCTTTATCCATCCTTGTTTTAAACGGCTGCAGGGCTTTTTCGGCTGCTTTCAATTGTGGCTTTTCATCAAACAGCTTTTGCATACCGCCACGTTCTTCCGGCGTTTGCCCAAACAGATCCACCACTCCCTGCTTGTAGCTTTTCATCAGTTCGGCTTTCTTCTTTTCGTATGCGCCCTTGGCCGCATCATACTCAGCCTTTGCAGCATCAAGTAGCTTGCGGGTTTCCTTTTGCTCAGGTGTGGTAGGGGTGTAAAGGGTTGCGCCTGCCATGAAACGGGTATCACCGCTTTCGCTTATGGGTGTCCTTGCCCTTTCCGAATCACTCATACCACTACGTATGGCACTATTCCGCGCTTCTATTTCGCCCGGTACATCAAGGTATGTTTCGTATGCTTCGCGGTAAATTTCTTGCGCAATGGGATTGGTAGCACGGTCTGCTATTACCTTATCTGCATCAAGGGGAATTATGTAAGCTAATACCTGTGCATTTGCAGGGTTTGCTTCTTGCATAATTGATCTGTACCTTTCTGCAATAGTTGCGTCAATTACGTTTTTTAGGTTAGCCCCTGGCTGCCATTTTTCTTTTTTCTGAACGTAATGTTGAATTTCGTGGGTGATAAGTTGGGTCAGTAGCTTGGACAGCAACTCCGGTCGTTCAAGTTGTGCCATGATGTCCCCACGGCTACCCATCCCGGATCTTCCGGTGTCCACACCTGGGCGATTTCCTTTAAAGTAACCGCTTGTGAAATAACGTCCGGCCACACTTTTGCTGCCATTGACAAATATCGTTGGCGCAATTTCCTTTTGAGGTAATCCTCTTTGCTCTCTTTGTGCATATCGTGCATAATCTGTTTCAAATTGGCTGGTGTAAAAATCCAAATATACATCCTTCAATTCAGGATACAAATCGGCAAGTTCCCCCAAATCCACCATATCCCCCAGCTTGCCGGTTCGTACTTCCCCATCTAACGCATCCTTAAATGCTTTTATTGTTTCATCAGGAATTTGTATGGGTTGCGTATCTCTTACTAATCTTCCGTCTGGCAATTCTTCTACTCCGGTTGCTGCCCATAATTTGCGCTTGTCGGTTATGGTTTTAGCCATATCCTCGTAATTTTCCTGCATTTTACTGCCTGCAGGTACAATCATCATCCTGGCTTCTCCTTCCTGTTCTGCTAAATTACCCTTCAAGCCCTTCCCACTCAATATCCTTCCAGCTACCGCCCCGGCTAATTCATCCATGCTCATTGCCGCCACCTGCTCCGGTGTAGCATTTTCAAAATCCTTTGCTGCCTTAGCTGCACTCCACCTTGCCCCAATACCCGTTTTACGCTCAATAGCATACCCGCTTGCCCATGCTGCCAATTCCTCTGTATTGCGGATGGTAACGCCCAATATGGCATCCTTAATGTTCTGCCACATGGTAACCAAATCATCCTTAAATGAACGGCTCATGCGGTTGCCCTGTGCGCCCACTGCCCATGCAAGGGCTTCATCGGCTATTACTGCATTGCTCTTACCTGCATAGTTCGGGTTGGCCCTTACCTGTGCTTCCCAATAGCTGCCCTTGGTTTTAGCCATCATGGCATCATGCAAAGTCTTGTTATTGGCCTTAAGCCATTTTATAAATACATGGCTTGCTTCGTGTACCGGCGTATTGGCATTAAAGTATTTATCGTTTAAAAGTATTTTACCTGTGTCGGGGTGTACAAATCCATACACATTCCCTTCCCGATTGGTATAGGTTTCTGTTTCGTCCTTGGCTACGGAATCAACGGCTTTGGCGAAATTGGCCTCAGTCATTACTTCAATGCCTTTAAAATTTGGTACCCCTGCAAACAGATTTTTAATAACCTTAATTATATTTTTAGACCTTTTGCTATCGCTATCAATGGCATCAATATCACTCCCAAAAAATGTTTTCTGTTTAGCAGGGTTCAACCGGGCTTCTTTGCCTATGGGTGCAGCATCCTTGCTCTCTCCCATAAATGGTGCATCTTCCAAATCATCAAGGTTGGTATCTTCCCCAAAAGGGTTGTCTGGCAAGTTGGCAATAAAATCATCATTGGCGGCTGTGTTGCCTGCGGCTTCTGCATCAATAATACGTTTTTGTTCTTCGGGATTAAGTAACCCACCTGCTGTAATATCTGTATCTATATCATCCTGCGTTTCACCTTCCTGCTCATACGCGGGTAATCTGCCATTGTACCATTCCACTACTTCTTCATCACTCTTTTCAAGTTTTCCAGCAAGGTCTTTTGCCATTTGGGCCGTACTTGAATAGTCGTTTAGTACTTTTTCAACGGCTTCCCTAAAATCCTGATCGGTGTATTTATCCCTTGTACCATCCGGTATTTCTGCCCATATTCGTTCCGCAAGCTCCTTTATGCCCGGACCATTTTTATCCATTATACCAATACGTGCCTGCCTTTCGGCTGTTACTGCCTTATCGGCTACGCCAGTATTTAATGCTAAATTGCCCCCCCCAAATAAGTCTTGTATTGCCTGCGCTGAAATTTTACCGCCACCTATAAAGTAGCGCATTACCCTTGTTAAAGGTGTAAAATCATCCTCAGTACCTTCCATAGCCTTCCGGCTTATGGGGTTGCTTAGTTGCTTTGCTTTCCTTGGCTGGCTTGCTGTTGCCTGCGGTACCGGGCTAACGCCTGCGTTAGTAGTGTTATTTCCTGCGGTTTCAGGCTGTTCCAAACCGGACTGTACTTGCGCTTGTTGGGCTGTTGCGCCGGTGGCTGTTGTGGTTGCTGCTGCTTGTCCATTACTTTGTAACGTTTTTATTATTGGTTTATTGCCCTGCTGCTGCATTTTTATTGCCGCTTCTTGTGCAACTTGTTTTGCAGCATCCAATTGGGTGTAGGTTAATACTGCCCCACGCTCGTTGGTTATGGGCTTTGGCTTACCATTGGTGCCGGGGGTATAAACGGTAAATACCCCATTGCGCCCCGGCTCAACGGTTGCCATGGTATTGCCATCCTTATCCTGCAGGCTTACTATTGCCTTACTGTTATCCTCGGTATCGGCCCATGTGCCGTTATCAATTTCAATGGCAGGGGCTTTTGTTGCTACCCCTGTCGCTCCCATATCTTCGGTAAGTGCCCCCGCTAATTGATTTGCTATGGCCTGTTCTTCGGGGGTTAAATCTTCCGGTGTTGAAGTAGTAACGCCCGTAACTGCTTGTTGTGCGGCCTGTTGCTGCTGTTTAGCTTGTTCCAATATTTCTTCGGGAGCTTGTAAATCCATGTAGTCATTTACAATCAATTTATTATCTACAAGCCTATTTCTCCCATCCTGACTTTCCTTAATTTCTTTTAAAATTTGGGCTTTTATTACTGGGTCTTTTGTGGCTTCGGCCTTTTGGTACAATACCTTTTCATTGGCTGCCATCAATACCCACTTATCCAGCTTTTTTGCCGAAAGGTTAAGGGTGGATGGATCGATATTGGTAAGTTCCTTGTTTACCTGCTGAATATAGGCAATGCTGCTCAGCTTGTCCTTTGCTTCGTCCGGGGTGTATAAGGTTCCGGTATTATCCTGCACATGCCGTATAAGGCTGTTGGTAAGGGTAGCATCCCTGCCTATTTGTGCCAATTGTGGAATAAGAAAATCAGCACTTTTGCGCCTGCCTGTACGGTATGCCCCGTAAATACTCATGGGCAAAAACCCTAATCCGGTGGCTATGGCTACATCCTTGCTGTTTTTAATGGTCTGTACAATATCAGCTTCCTCTGGTGCCATCAGGCTTTTTTCTATAAAATCAGCCCATTCAATAATCACTTCTTCACTTATTTCGCCTACCGTTCCCATGCCTGCATTCAGGGCAGTATTCCATGCTCCTTTCAATACGCCTTTTAGCTGGCTGTTAAATGTGCTGCGGGTTACCCCCTTTTTCCCCATGGCCTGTACTAATTCGGCCAATCCCCCGCTTACCTGCTTATTAAACATATCCAGGTATCTGGTATCTGGTATTATTAATTCACTTACACCTTCAAATAATGCCATCGTGTTTGCATACAATGGGGTTTTCCATGCTGCTCCTTCCTTACCTTCAAACATGGCTTCGCTTTTTGCCTGGTATCCTGGTAGGCTCATAGTGTACCCGGCTGTAATAAGGCCAATGGCATCGGCTGTACTTTTACCCATTTTTAATCCTACGCCGGCCATCATGTTTTCGGCTATGCCTGCTGCGCCTGCTACTTTACCGGCCTTTATCGCCGTTGGTGCAAGGCCTGCTATGCGTAATCCTGCATTGGTTGTACCGCTTATTGCTCCACCTATAACCCTTCCTAATGCCCCAAACATATATGCCTGCGAAATGGCATCCCCGGCAAAACCTATAAACTTTTCATACCCCTTTCTGGTATCTACATACTGTTTTAATTCGGCAAACTTTACTTTATCTTCTGGCGTAAATGTGCCATCTTTTTCTTTTTGTGCCAATTGCTCAAATTGCTGCATCAGTACTGGGCTTTCCCCTACATTTTGCAACATAGCGGTATATGAGCTATCAAGGCGGTCAATTGCTCTGGCTTGTTTATCAAACCCGAATGGCATTGCTAAAAACTTTACTACCTCGGTGGCTGTACCCATAAAGCCATCTGCAACCCGCCCGGTCAAGTCCTGGCTTGGCAGGCTCATAATGCCGCCAATATTGTTTTTTTCTTCGTTCTCCAATATTGGCCTTACATGCTTGTAGTAAAATGCCTTGTCGGTACTATTGAATTGGTTTGCGTATTTATCGGTTTCTACCAGCTTGGCGTTGCTCTTGCCAATGTTTTCCCATACTGTATTGCCCCTGTTATGCTCGGCAGATAGCTTGTGCATAATGGTGCCAATCTTTTCGTCCGGGTGCCTGTCGTCAATGGTCTGCATTTGTTCTTCTGCTGCCATCATACGGTCTTGTTCCCCGGTAAGCATATCAGCCTGCAGCCCTAACATTTCGGCCTCGCGGTTTACCTTCCGGCTTCCACCTTTGGCAAGTTTGGCATCTGGATTATTCTTTTCCATTACCTTCCGGCCAATTTCCTGTGGGCTTGCGTTTGGCATTCTTAGCCTTAATTGGTATGCTTCAAGCAAATCAAGTTGCTGTGTGGCTTGGGTAAATTCGCTTTCAATAGCTTTTCTGTGGGAGCTTTCATACTCCATCATTTTTACGGCACCCATCACCATTGGGTTTGCACCAAAAGCCATTCCCGCATTGTTGCCTGTTTTGCGTTCTATTTCAATCTTGGCCTGATTTATATTTTGCTTATGCTTTTCCGCTACTGCCTGCCTTACCTGCTGCAAATAATCAGGATCAGCAATGGCCTTGTTCATATCTACTTCACCTACCCATTGGGTCAGGTTATCGGCAATATTCTTTTTTTGTGTTTCGCCAAATTGCTTAATGGCATCGTCCTTTTCTTTTTTGGCCCCGCTGCGTATAAGGTTTACCAAACCGGCTGCATCGGTTCTGCCCTTGGTTTGTGGTGCATAGTGGTTGGCTAATTGCGCTGCTACCTTTGGTGCTGTGGTTTTTACATACTGCCAATCGCTATCGCTCAGTGCGTCCCTTTTGCTTACAATATCGGCAATTTTTGCAGGGGCATCCTGCAGGTAGTTGTACAAATCCTTTCTGCCTTTCCATTGGTCGGTATGGTTGCTTGAATTTTTAAGGCTATCAAAGTTTGCGCGTTGTTGCTTGTCAAATTCAAACAATCCATCTATATCCATTTCAGAAACAGTTGCCTTATGTTTGGCTCCTACTTCTTTTGGCGTAATGGCCAATACCCCTACCCCTGGCTTTTTTGCAGGAATAGGCTTTGGTGCACTATATTCAGGGTAAATTTGGTTCAGCATTTCTTCCGGTTCTTTCGCAACCGATTTCGCATACCAATATGCTTTTGCACGTTTTGCTTTGTTCAGGTCGAACCCCACTGCTTTTCCCATTTCCGGATCGGAAATAATATCCTGCGGGGTTTTACCTGCTGCGTAGGCTGCTAAAATTTTTTCTAATATTGGATCCATTATTTGCGTTTAAAGAAATCGCTAATACCTTGTATAACTCTGTTTGTATTTTGCAAAAAAGATGGTACAGCATTAATATTTTGCTTATCAGCTTCGTATTGCTTTTTTGCATCTTCCGTACTTGCCTGCTTGTTTAAGTCGGCTGTAACTTTGTCAAACTTTTTCCAATCGCCACCGTTGGCTTCGCTGTATTTTTTGAAAAAGTTAATTGCTGCTGTACCGGAATACTCTGTAACATTCCCGCTATCATCTTGCAGGTAAACAGTATTCTTTTTACCAGGTACTACAATTATCTCGCCGTACTTGTCTTTACCCATCCTAAATGCGCCACCGTTAAACAGGTGGCTTATATTTACAGCATCTTGATCTGCACCATTTACGTTTATTTTGGTAGGTGTTCCGCTACCATCAATCGTTCCTTCTTCTTGTAGGTAAATTTTTTGAACTGTGCCTGTATAGTTATCTGCCTTTACTTCTGTTTCTGTTTTTTGCCTTGGCGTTCTGCCACTATTGCTGCCACCCGTGTTTACCGATACTGCAGGGGCTTCTTTTACAGCATCTCTGCTATACTCACTCAGTATCTTGTACCCAAGGCTGCGCATCATCAGGTTTTGGCTTACCGGCCCCATTTCCATTGGCTTGCCGGTTTGCTGCTCATAATCATCCTGCAAGGCTCTTGTTCTTGCCTCCAATACAAACCGGGTTCTATCATCTTGCATCAGGTTTGCAAATTCATCTTCGCTCAACAACTTAACTGCGCCTGTTTTATCTTTCGGTAAAACGTCCTGCAGGTATGAATGGGTTTTTACTTCGGGTTGGCTTGCTGGCCGTCCGGTAATTTGTTGGGTAGGAATATCAAGTTTAATGGTGGTATGCTTTACATCGGGAGTATCGCCGTACATTTCCATATAGTCAGGAATTTTCCAGCTTTCCTTTTTGCTTGTGGTTACCTGGTGAATGCCGCGTTTCATTGCATAATCCTGCACTCCTTCGTTGGTGGTAATTACTTTGTGAAGATTGCGCTGCAATGCCTGGTTAAGTTTATCAGGATCAGTTACAAGGTTTTTTACATCTCCGTTGCCAAAATATGCCTTATTTAAAAGCATCTCTGCTTCCTTCATGTTAAATCCGGGTATCTTGTCATATTGGCTTAATATGCTTGCCTTGCTTTCTTTAAACTGTTTTTCGCTGTTGCTGTATTGGGCAATTTCGTTGGCCTTTGGGAAATATTTTGCGTACAGATCAGCCGTACTCATGTTTGGATTTTTTTGCAAGTCAACGCTCCCTGCGTTTACAAGTTCAAAAACTTTTTGATTTCTTACTTGTTGCAGCCTTACATCATCTGGCAATGGGGCTGCATCATTTGCCATTTTATTCAAAAAATTAAACCCCTGCTCCTGCTGCTTCCGTTCCTGTTCCTGTTGTTGCTGTGCTGCGGATAACGCATTGTTTTTCTCCTTTGCTCTTGCTGCCATACGCTGCCCATAGATACTTAAAAAGTTATCTACCCCGCCCGGTGCTTGTGGAAGTATGGCTGCTATCTCTGGCATATTACTTGTTTTTTACTTTTTGCTTAAAAATCCTCCTGCTCCAAGCCCTGCGCCCAATACGCCACCAATGGCTGCATCCATACCATCAAAGGCTGTTGCCTTATTCATTTGCGAAGCCATCTTAAATGCATCCTTCCTTTTTAGCTGTTCCTGCCTCCGCATCTCGGCGCTATTGTACATCTTATCCCCTTCGCCCATCATTACCCCTTGCGCCTGCTGCAGTTGGCCGTCCATTTGCATCTGATTATGCGCCTCAGCCATTTGCAGGTTATTCAGTGCATCGTTGGTACTTGCCTGGCTTGCCATTGCTGCACTTATGGCCGTTGCTCCATCTGTGGCATTGCGCCCTACACTGCCCATAGTGTTAGCCTGGTTCTGAAATACATTGCGCTCGTACATTCCTGCGCCTGCCATCCGTGCATTTTGCCGGGTACGGGCCAACCCCAGCATTTCCTTTGCATACGGGCTCGTTTGGTACTGCTGCCACTCAGGCACTTTGGTATCCCTTGCTTGCTTGTTCTGCTGCCCGGCTGTTACTAACTGGCTTATGGCTCCAAATATCATGGCTGTAAATTTAATTGTCTATACAAAATAACAAATTTTGTAAGTTAAATCGCTTAACTTTTTATACTGTATGTCCTACACTTTCCTGCAGGCCTATAAATGCCCCCGCCAAATCTACCCTGCGGCCTTCGCCACCTGCCCAATTTATGGTTAGCAGCATTACCCTCCCCCTCATTTCGCGCCCATCAAATACTGCCGTTCCTGCTGCCATCCCCGGTGTCCACATATCGCACATAATATCTGCGTACTGCTTCCCCTCAATGGTTTCAAAGTTTGCAGCATATAGTTCTGTGTGCTGCAAGTCGGGGTAGGTAACTTCCATAACTACCTTTACCGGCCTTGCCTGGCAAATCAACTCTATCCAGTTATATAGCTTGGTGCTGTATTGGTTGCCACCATTTACGGCAAGGGTAATGGATGGCGTTACATGCCTGTCGTATATCCAGCAATAATTAGTTCCATCGTGCGTGTGTGGCTTCCCCTTGTACCAGCTTATCAGCAAGTTATCCCTTACCAATATGGCTTCTGCGGGTATGTTGCTTGCGTTGCTCCACTTGCTTTCCCCTATCTGGTAGCAGGTCATCCTTTCGGCTTCGCTGTAAAAATCGCCGGTTTTGCATGGTTCATCGCTCAGCCATGGGGTTTTTATCAGGTATTGTTCGGTTACCACATCAATGCAGGCAGGTATGGGTTCGGTGCTTCCCGTGGCTATATACCTTTTGCACCATTTGCGCCAAAAGCTATCTGCCTTGTTCCTGCCTACCGGCTGCAATCCATTGCTTGCATACTGTACTACGGTACCCTTGGCCACATCAAGCCAAATCAATAGGCCTGCTTCCTGTCCTACACTTTCCGGGTGGTTGGTGCCATAGTTACCCCTCAGTGCATTTACCTGTCCTATTACATTATTGCTTTTAGCTAAAAATACCTGCCCGTTTACATCGTTCAATTCCGCTTCGCCTATATAAATACTTACGGTATCGCGGCCTGCTTCGCCCATTGCCATCAGTACGGTGCCTTCTTCCTGCGGCTTATTGGTAAGGATTAGCTTTCTTACCCTGCTCAGGCTTAATGGTAGTTGATCTTGGTTTAATACTTCAAAACTGCTTAGTCCATTGTTTTTGCTACCATATAAATATACGTTGCTGAAACAAATACCAGTTGGTTTGTAGGTTTCGCCAATAGGGTCCACCACCTGCGCCCTGCCCGCGTTGGTTATCCATCGCTTCCAGTTTTTTACGCTTGGGCTCATGGCTTCGTAGGTGCGGGCTGCACTGTCAAAAGTTTGGCTTAGCAGGTAAACGTCACCAGGCAATATACCGCCCGTAACACTATATGCCCTTATATCTGTTCCGGGATTGTTTATTTTATATAGCGTCCCTGTTTCATAATAAAAATCGGTTTGTTGTGCGGGTGTTCTTATTTCATAAATACAATAGCGGGTGCTACTAAATGCACCCATGTCTGTAGGCTTTACCAATATGTATTCCCCAATCTGCCCAATGGCTTCTGCCACAAAACTTGCTGTGCCGGTTTCAAACCATGCATATACAATATCCCCTTCTGAAAATTGGTAACCATACCCGGTAGCGTATAGTTCTTTCAGGCTAATAGCTATGGCATAGGTGGTGGGTGTGTAAGATTGGTAGGTGGGTGAAAAATCTGCAATCCCGCTGTCTTTGCTTGGTACATACCTTATTTCGTCTGCATAGTGTTGCAAAAAGCTACCCGGCGCCTTAGTCATTACAGGCATATAATACGCTGCCCATTCTGGTATCTCTGTTAGTGCATTTGCATTACTCAGCGTCCACGCCACTAATTGCGGGTCAATGCCTGCGTTTCCATAAGCGTTTCTGGCTGCAGTTATAAGCCTTTCGTTATTGGTTACTACCCCACACTGCCTTAGCCATTTATCGTAAAACACATTACCGGCTCCATAAGGCATATTGCTTTTAAGGCTATTTGGTTCAGATGAAAGGCTTACTGTTCTGCGGCCAATAGATATAGTAGTAGGACTTGCTAATATAAGGTTCCATGATGCCGTGCCACTTTCTTGCCGTATTTCAAAAGTTAAAACTTGCCCTGTATTTATATCTATCGGTGCCGAAAATTCATGTGTAAAGCCTAAATAGCTTGTATCGCTGCCTGTATTAATATTGCCAAATTGTGTTTCGGCAACGCTTATACCATCTATAAACATGGTTAGTATAAACGGGCTTACCCTGTCTTTGGCATAAGATCCTGCTAAGTTAAAGCGAAGCTCCCCGCTTATAATATCCGCCCCGGTTAATGTAAACTGCTTATCAGTTACATCTACTGTAAACCCTGTAAGTGTTGGTTGATATGGCAACGGGAGTTCAATTGTTTCACCATCGGCTGTGGTATATGTAAAATAGTATGTACCAGCAACCATTACATCTTCAAGCGGACCTGCATCGGCACTTGTAATGCTAATATCAAGGCTTGTAGTTCCCGGTGTATCATAGCCAATCAGGTTATCCGATAAAAATAATCTATCCTTAGCAATTTCATGCGTCCCTGTTTCCCGTGGAACATTATCAAAAGGTTTCACGGCCTGCACCTTATCAATGGCAGGACCTATTTTATCTGCTGCGTAATAGTAGGTAAGTGCCGTTGTACCATCGTTATGGTCGCTAATTTCGGATACATCGGTTACAGTATCCCATACTTTTATTTCGTTGTAGGTTTCATCGGGCAGTGTTATGGCAATTAGGCGAAGCTGCTTTACATCTTCTGCAATCTTCTCGGTAAGCGGCACCTTTATTTCCAATATATCTTCCGGTGCGGCATCTACATTATAGCTTACTACCTTGCTATGGGGGCTTAGGGTACTTTCTTCATTGTCCTTATATATATATTGTAAGGCAATACGGTAAGCCTTATCATCTACCTGATTACTAAGTAGTACAATTGGCGGTGTCAAGTCGGCTGCTACTACTTTTGTGGCCGTTACCGGGTACGCTGGCGGCTTCCTGATTAATGTGTAAACAGGCTCAGCCATGGGCAAAGTAAATTCTGCATCAATCAGCCTGCGGTAATTAATCCGGCAAGGGTTGCGGCCTGGTATTGCCCAATAAAGCAGGTCGCCTACGGTATCTATATTATGTACCCAATAATCTTCCGTTAAGCCCAAACCGGTTTCAAAATCAGCATCTTCCGCTATTTTGGTTACCGTGCTATCGGTGGAAAGCAGGTATATTCCATGCTCACCAAGGCTGTTCCATACAAAAAATATGATTTCGTTGGTAAACGGATTCAGGTGGTTGCCCCGGCACTTGTTTGTTCCTGTTGATGGCAAAGCATTGGTTTCAATAGCCTGGGTACCTTCTATCAGTTGAAGCAGGTTGTACTTGCCACTCCTGCTTACACCAATACGCATGTTACTGAGCGCCACATACTCGTTTGGCGCAACAAGTTCCGGCGTATCATCTGCATTTAGCAGCCCGTTAAACTGATGTTCGGCTATTGTCATTTACCGTTATGATTTTGCTGTACTGTGGTGCTCTCTCCTGAATATCCGCAAATAATCTTCGGCACTCATAGGTGTTAATCTTGCCCGTAAATGCCTAAGTTCATTGTAATACATACGTTCTTCGTCCTTGGCCTCACCCTTGGAGTAATGCCGGGCATGCTCTTTCATCTGCCAAACTACATACTGTTCTATTGTGGCTTGCGCTGCTGCGGGTATCCTGGTAAGGTTGTTTGGCTCGTTTACACTTGGTAGGTAATCCATTACAATCCATGATCCGGCACGTTCCGCGCTTACCTGCAGCACATTCCTTTCCTCAATTATTTCAAACACATCTGTTTCGTACCCGGCACCAAAGCCATATACGCCACCTAAGTTTTCCCCAAACTCGTTGGTATTGGCAAGCCATCCGCTTAACCATCCATAAGGGCCCCCATAAGTGCCATTTTCAGGAACATATGGTATGGGGTTACCATCGCCGTCCTGCTGCAGCTTCCGGTAAAAGCCTTTTCCCTGCACCATTGGCCTTACATGCTGCCCGTTTGGTAAGCCTACCCTTAGCCACCTTTCGTAATTGTTGGGTAGCGGTATTTGGCCGTACTCGTCTGCCTGTGCCAATAGGGTATCTACCGTTTTAATGGTGTGGTAACTTAGTTCCCTTACGCAATCGGTGGCATACTTCATAAACTGCAGGTACCAATGGTAGCTGTACCCGCGCCTGAGTAGTACGCTGTTTACTATGGTATCAATGGTTACGTGCTGCATTTATTATACTTTATTATCTGTTAGCAGGTCGTTGTCCTTGTTGGCCGGTATATGTGGCGCAAACCTTTCAAATAGTTTATCCACTATGGCCAATTCAATATCCTGTGTAATGGGTATGGGTTCGGTATCGCTTACCCCGCTTATGTCGGCTAAAAACATCTGGCAGGTAAGGGTATCCTGGGTAATTACCTTTTTAAACTTCACATTCCCACCAATAACCTCAAATACTATAATGGTACCCAAATCGCTTAAAAAGGGTTGGCTGTCAAGCATCATCATTTGCCCCGGCAGGGCCGGGATAAACCGCAATAGCGGTTCTGTTTCGTCCATTATGGCGAATACCCCCATACCCCTTGGTAAGCCTATTGGCCTTGCCGGTAGTTCCGCTGTGCTGGTATTGGCTCCATGTGTAACCGGGATGGTAAAGGTGGCAAGCATCAGCCCATCAGGTATGGTTTCCCCGGTTGGTAAGGTCTGGTTAAAATAACCCGCCTTCATTTCGGCTGCAGCTATTTGGGGTATCATGGCAATCAGGTCACGAATATCAACCTTTGTGGAAAGGTCGGGCCTGCCGCCTTTTATCCGCAACAATACCTGTTCTGCTATGCTATATTTAGTTGTGTATGCCATTATGGGTACTGTTTAGCAAGTGCCGGTGCTGCCGTTGCCATTCCTGCCGGTTTTTTCTTTTTTACCAGGTTGGCAAGTGCTGGAATATTTGTATCTATGTTTAATTCCTTTCCATCGTAAGTCGGGTCATAGTATTGGCCTTTATTGTCTTTCCATCCTGCGTTTATGGTTGGTGCCATATCTTCCCATGTAAACTTATCCATGGTTTCGGCACTATTTTCTGAAAGCCCATTATTAAAGTTAGCCTGCTGCGATCTTACCCTTGTAAAATCTTCGTAGTCCTTGCCAAGTGTAGCCTTTATCTCGTCTTTGCTTAGTCCTATATCCCTGCCATGTTCAAACAATACCCTGTGTCTTGCCTGGGAGTTGTTTGTAACTGCGTCTTGCTGCAGGTTTTGTAGCAAGGGTTGAATTTTAGAATAGGCTTCCGGGTTTTTATCTTTTAGCTTTTCTACCAGCTTACCCCTCCAATAGTTCATTTTTGCCCCATCGTTTATAGGTGCAAACTTTTCTGCCGGGTCGTCCGCTTTAGCGGGTACGGGTGCCGGCCCTGTAAGTATGCCTGCCAATTTTTGCAAAACCGGGTTATCGCCGCCCTTGCCTGTTTTCACGTAATTATATATAGCATCAAGCACTTCCGGCTTGTAATCCTTAACCGGTTTGCCTGCATCCATATCTTCTACAATTCTTTTAAATGCCTTGGGTACGTCTTTATTTTCTGGCATGGCTTATATTTTTACTGGTGAAGTTTGATTTTGAACGGTTTTTTCATTGGCATACTGCACTATCTCCGGTTGTTTCAGGTTTACCCCAAGTAATTCAAGTGCTTTCATCAATACCGGGTTCATGTAGCTATCTGCCCACTGTGGATTCGTGCTTGTATTCGGGTCGTGGGTTTCTACCGTTCCGCTTGCTGTGTAGGAATAAAATGGCTTTACCGGTGTGCTAAGGTAATTAAGGGTAACCGTGTACACTGCTGTTTTTGGGTACACCTGTATGCCTGCTTTCTTTAAAACGGCAATTGGCTTTTGGTTGGTTACCGGCCTTACCTGGCTGCTCAGTGCATCGCCCAATTCATCCGATTTGTAAAGTTTGAGTGCCGTAACAAAGTTTTGCAGCAACTCATTATCATAATAGTTAGCCATAGCCCCGGTTGCATGCTCGTATCCGGAAGGATAAGCCACATAACCTGTTGCATTGGTGGTTAGGTCAGTTTCCTCCCTGAAAGGCTTTAGCGCCTCATGCACATATTGGGTTTGTAAAAATTCGGCAAAATAGGTAGCAAATACCCCTAACTGTGCGTTATGGATAGCAGTGTCCTTCTTCCCCCTGCTGAAAAACCCTGTCCGGGTTTTCTTTAGCATGAAGTCCAACCAGTCATGTGCTTCCTTTATGGTCATAGCTTACCAATTATATATTTTTCCTTAACCAAACATATATCATCCCCGTAATGGCTTTTCAGGTTATAATGCTGTACCAATTCAGGGATCACCAATATCTTATCACCGGGCTTGTATTCGCTTTGTGGGCTTACGTGCAATATTTCCAGGATGGTATTGCTTTTTTGGGTAGCAAACTGCTCGGGTACCACCAATATGCTGCTTTTAAATGTTTCAACTTCGGTTCGCTTGGCTATAAGCAACCCTTTGGGCACCAGCAAACTACCACCTTTGTCAAGGGCTACTACCTGGTAACCGGCCACAAACCATTCAGTTTTGCCACCCGGTAGCATAATTTCGTTAAAATGCTTCCGTTGCCCGTCAATGGCATCGCCCTCTGCCACTACATCGTACCGGAAAAACATGGTATCACCTACCTGTGCCCCAAGATCATCATTTTGAGGTACGAAAGTTATCGTACCTGCAAGGGTTGCCTTTTCCTGGTGTTCTATCCATGTGTCCTGAAATAGTTTTACGCCGCTATCAAACGTAATCGTCTGCTGATAGCGGCTTTCTATTCCTACCCGGTATTGATACAGTCGGCCTTCTCTGTCCATGGTGTAGTTATATGGTTTAACCAACACCAAAAATAAAACCATTGTAAGTAATACGGCAAAAAATTATTTTCGGGGGCCTGCACCGTCTAAAAGCCAGGCATAATTAACCCCAAAATGCTTGCGAATCTGCTTTAAAGCGAAAATATTGGGGGTAAAAGATCGAACTTCAATCTGTTTTATATAACTTTCGGTAAGGGTTAATTTTTCAGCAAACTCCTTTTGGGTTAGTGCAGATTCAAGACGGACAAGTTTAAACCTATCGCAAATATCAAGGTGCGACATAGGCATTTCGCTGTTCTTTTTGCCCATTCCTGCTGGTTTCTTTGTGGGCTTATTTTCCATGTTTTGCGTTTATGTAGCAAACTTGCAACTTTTTTTTATTCTTTTTGTAATATTTATTTGGAAATATCGGGTTAAACCTTTTAACTTTGGTGCATGAAAATAGAAATAGAATCTGTTGAAAGGCCATCAACGGAAGCGGGGCTTTCTTTTTGCGGATGGAAAGTTTCGCAAGGTGACAAATGTGCCAACAATCTTAGTTTTGATGAAATGCTGGGGCTTGTTGCGGCTCTTACAATGCCCGAAATAAAACCACAAATTAACTGGTTAAGAACCGAAAAGCAGCATCGAAGCGATGAATTTACCTTTGAATTTTAAAATAGTTAAACTGTTTAACCACTATAAATATGGACTTAAAAAACGATTATCTGGAAGTAGTTATTATCCCGGTCAAAACACCGTCAGGGATTGAAATTCCCCACCCCCGGTTTGTAACCTTTTACACCGTCAACGGTCCGGAAGGTATGGTTGGAAACAAATACCTGGCTGAGCCCGGTAACTTGTTTGCAATGATTGATAAGCATTATATAAAGCTGGATCATGTACTTGGCGAAGTAGAAAACGAAACTGCAGTAAGGTGAAAAAGGGTAATATTTCGGAAGCGGATTTTATTGAACTGATTAAAAGCAGCAAGGTTGCCCACCTTAATAACCTGGATGGCCTTGCTAAAAAACCGGATAAAAAGAAGCACAAGTTTAAGGCTATTCCTGTTGAACGGGATGGTATAAAGTTTGACAGCACAAAAGAAGCTAACCGGTACCTGGAATTAAAGTTTATGGAAAAGCATGGGCAAATTACCGATCTGAAACTGCAGGTGCCTTTTGAACTTAATGAAGGCGGCAGCCACCCGGTAAAGTACATAGCCGATTTTACTTACAATGATCAGGATGGGGCCTATGTAGTAGAGGATAGCAAGGGGTTTAAGACTAGGGAGTATTTGAAAAAGAAAAGGCTGATGGTGAAGATGTGGGGGGTGAAGGTGAAGGAGACGTAGCGGTTCTCGGCTTTGTGCAAGTGGGGATTTGGAACACGAAAGTTTCAATTCAGCACAAAAGCCGATTAGAATTACTGCTGTTGAATTTAGCACGTCAGCCCCACTTGCGTAAAGCATTTGTTAGTGGCTGCCGTTTTCACGATAAAACTTCTGGGCGGAGTTATAAAACCCACAAATAAAAAAATGAGTGTATCAGTAGAAATGCCAAAGTACAAAAGCCACAAAGAAGTATGGGCTTTAAAAATTAAATCCATTGTTAGAGATGGGGAAGGTGAAAATCGTGAAAGCGATGGAAGTTCAATTATTACTCCCGAAGAAAAAGGTTATGCACCTTTTAGAGTTGAGGGTGATTATTTGCATAAGCACAAACCACAAGTAGGAGGTTATTATGTAGTTTACAAAGATGGCTACAAATCATTTTCACCTGCCAAAGCATTTGAAGAAGGGAATACTTTGATAAAAGAAAATTCTTTTTTCGACAGGATTCTAATTGAAGCACAAGAGTTGGCGACAAAAACAAACGCCTTAAATGACTTTATGAGAACACAAAAATTTGTTGACCTTGATAGGCAAAACAAAGATTTACTTTACAAACAGTCAAGATTAATGAACGAGTATTTACAAGTACTTGGGCAAAGAATTGAGTTACTTGGTGAAAAGTTTTCTTTCAAACAGTAACAATTAATTGTGGCTCGTAGGATGGCGGATTGCTGTCCTACGGTTGCCACTAACGGAAAAGCATTGGCCGCAGTAGCCGAATTTATTAACCAAAAGTTTAATCACTTAATGAAGCCACATAGTACCATATCGTTCAACACATGCACCACATCGGCTATTGAGCCAATGCAGTGTTATACGATGTCGTCTGGCGGCTTTCTCAAACCCAAAAAAACCTTGAAATGAAACATGGTAGCCTTTTTAGTGGGATTGGTGGATTTGACCTTGCAGCCGAATGGATGGGATGGGATAATATTTTTCATTGTGAGTGGAATGAGTTTGGACAAAAGGTTTTGAAATACTATTGGCCGGAAGCTGAATTATTTACGGAT